GGACTCGTCATGTGGAGCGTGATACTGACCGGCGTCTGTTACCTGGCCCTGGCGTTCTTCATCCTCAGCACATGGGGGGCCGTGCTCGTGATGACGGGACGCCTATGTCGTCTCGTTGAAACGCTGGAGAAAAGCGAGGCGCTCCTGAAAGACATCCGGGCAGCGATACGGAGCATGGACAAAACCGTAGGACGAAGGAGAAACTGACCCCCCCTCGAAAACCCCTTGACAAAACCCTGAACCCTACAATACGGTTGAATCCAGCGGATACAGTTGGGGTCGACCACTAGGGAGACAGGGATGCACACACACCGCATTGCGAAACTACCGGCTGCCGTTATGCTGGTCATCTTGACCGCGGCAGCCTTTCTTCTTGCCGGGGGGTATCTGGGGCTCTTGCCCACGGCATGGGCAGCTCCGAGCAAGAAACCCTACGGCGTGGGGAAAACCATCTACTACGAAACGGGTGCGAACTCGTTTATCATGACGGTTGACCCGGCCTGGTCGGTCTTCAAGGTGCATCAAGTCGAGGTGCATCTGAACGCGGCAAGTTCAAACGTTGACTTGACTTTCGCAAAAGACTCCGGGTTGGGCACAGGATTCGACACGTCCTTTACGCCCATTGCAATGTCAGGTCTGCTTGACGCCACCTGGCGGCCTGACCCTCCTGTCGTGTGCGGTCCTGACGACACGTTCGTCGTGAGTCTTCCCAACACCAACGTGCTCACTTGGGGTGTCCAGGTCTACATCGAAGGGGTCTTCGAGTAGCCCTATGTGGAATCCTTGGGGCACAAAGGCATCATCGACACCGGCCACGCCACCCGCGCTCTACACCGAAGCGGACATGAACCATGCCATGTCCGACATGCTCGAAGAAGCCGCTGCCGCTGCCGAACGCACCCTCGCCGCCGATAACGTCGGGTGGTCGCAAATCGGCCAGGGCATCCTACCTGTCACCGAAGAACGCCGCTCGATGTGCGTCCAGCAAAGCCGCGCCCTGCGGCGCAGCGACTCGATGTGCAAGCACCTCATCAAACTCTGGACAGACTTCGGTGTCGGCACGGGATTTACCTGGCAGGCCAAGTCTGACTTTGTGAAGCGCACGCTCACAGAAATGTGGGAAGCGCCTATCAACAAGTACGTCTTCTCGGTTCAGGGCCAACGCGCTTTGAGCACTACACTGTGTACGGATGGGGAACTGTTTCTAGCGATATTCGAGGGTAGCCCTGCCGTTGTGCGTCGGCTAGATTCCCTTGAGATTGCGTTTATCGCCCTGGACCCCGAAGACGCCATGATTGAGCGGGTGTTCGTCCGCGAAGGATTCAACCTGTCCCATAAGGTGTTCCGGTATGCGTACCGGGGCACGGACAACGAAGAGGGGCTCCCTGGTATCGATTGGAAAGGCGGCAAGGTAGAGCCCGACCAACCGGGTGTAGTCGTCCATCACGTCCGCCTGGAAGGGGTCCAGGGCCGGGGCGACCCGCTTCTGATGCCGGTCATCGAATGGGCCATGGCCGACCGGAACTTCATGCGCGCGCGCCTGGCCGTCATCCAGGAAATCAGCAAGATTGCCCGGAAGTACACGGTCAAGGGCGGACCCCGGGCCGTGCAAGCCGAGCAGGCCCGGCAAGAGGCCCGGCAAGCCGCGCGGTACCAGGGCCAATCGCCCGAGCAAGGGGTGTCCTACATTGCGAACGACGCCATCGATACGCAGGCCGTGTCGCCCGAGACCGGGGCCAGCAACGCCAACACGGACGAAGCGATGATTGTCCGGCGTGCGACCCTTGGCGCGTCGGTGTTCCCTCACTACGCGGGGTTCGGCGAAGCGTTCCGGCTGGCTACGGCCACGGCCATGGAACCGCCCATGCTCAAAAACTTCCAGGTCTACCAGATGCTCCTGAAGTCGGACGTATTCATGGCCATTTTCGACAACGTGCTTGCGCCGTTCGGCATCTCGGCCCGTCAAGAGGTCGAGATTGACCCGGTGGAGATTTGGCCTTCGGACATCTCAAAGAACCTCAAAGCCATCACGGACGCCGTGGCCACGTTCCCGGAGTTCCGGGACGCGGAACCCGTGCTCGAGAAGGTTCTGTCGCTGTGCGGGTTCACGAACCCGTCCGGCGTGCTCGAGGACATCAAAGCCAACGCGCCGGAGACGCCGACCCCGCCGAAGCCGCCGACCCCACCGGCGCCAGACGAAGGCGAGCGGCAAGAGGAAGCGGCAGAGGTGACCCGGTTGCTCAAGGAACTCCGCGTGGTTTGTGGAGGGCCGCTCTGATGTGTATGGCAGCGCCGAGAACGATACTGACCGAAGCCGTCAACGCGGTGGTTCCCTACAACATCGACTCGCGGTTCGGTGTCAAGCAAGAACGGGGTATGCGCGAACTGGCGGATGCCTATTTTGTCCGTGTCAAGAAGAGCGTTGACCGGCATGAAGCCGTACGTATTGCCCGGTTGGCGCTTACCCCCGAGCAGGTGAAAGACCCGGAAGCACGCGGCGAAAAGGTCCGGGGCACGTCGAGCGCTTGGATTGACGCGGCCGAGAAGGTCAAGGCTGGATTCGAGGATGCACTGTACGAGACCGCCCACGGCGTGATGGCGATGCTGTTCACGGGACCCGAAGAGGAAGCGAAACGAGACCCGCACTTCGGCAAGCCCCGGTTCCGCAACCTTGGCCCCTGGCCTGGCGAGATTCGCAAGGGAGCTCAGACGTGGGCCAAGGGACACGCCGGCGACTTGGTTGATGGCATATCGACCACGGACGCGAACCGGGTCGGCACCATCGTTGCACGCGGCATCGACAAAGACCAGACGCCTGACCAGGTGGCTGACCAAATCCTTGCCTACGTGAACGACGACCAGATGACCAAAGAACGGGCCCTGGCCATCGCCACAACGGAGACCAACGAAGCCCTTTCGTTCGGCGCGTTTGCGTCCTACGAAGCGGCGGGCGCAAAAACGAAAGACTGGTTTGACCTTGAGAACGCCTGCGAGATATGCCAAGCAAACGAAGCGGCAGGCGTCATCAAGATAGGCGCGGAATTTCCAAGCGGCCATATGCACCCCACGGCTCATCCGTGGTGTAAGTGCTTTTGTCGATACTACTTTCCGCCAGTCGGGAAGAAGAAGCCAAAGCCCAAGGCGAAGGCCAAAGCCAAGCCACGGGCAAAGGCGAAGAAGAGGTGAGAGGTCAATGAAGCGACAAGAAGACGATGGACACATCTACCCGGCCCCAGCCTATGCTTATGCTCCAGACAAGCGCGACCCGTCCACATGGCGGATTCGGCTTTGGGAGTCAGACACGGGTCTGAATGAGAGTCTCGTGGTCAAAGCAATGAGCCGTTCTTTGACGGACATTCCTGAGCCTGACCGCCTCGCGGTCAACGAGAAAATCGCATCGGCATGGCACAAGATACAGGCCAAGGAGCACATCTCCCTGGTCGAATTCGCGCCTTTGGAAAACATGCCAGAGGTCGGCGAAACGAAGGGCCGTGTGGCGACGGTAGTCATTGTCAAACCCGGCTTCAACTCAGACCAGTCTCGGTACTACCCAGCGGAAATGCTCAAAGAATACGCACATCTATTCGAGGGCGCAAAAATGTATCGGGACCATGACACGGAACGCGAGAGCCGTGAACGTCCGGTCGGTTCAATAGACCGATGGGCGGCGATTCTTAAGAATGTCCGTGTGCGCGAAGACGACAGGGCGCTGATTGGAGACGCTCACATCGTGGATGAACGGCTACGAACCAAACTGACGGGCCTGAAGGAAGCGGGGTTCCTGCAAGAACTCGGGGTGTCCCTGCGAGCTTTCGGAAAGGGTGTTCGGCAGAAGGTTGAAGGCGTGATGACCACGGTTGTCGAGGCATTCGAGAAAGTGCTATCCGTCGACTTCGTGACCGAAGCTGGAGCGCAGGGAATGGTGTTGGCTTTCGAGTCAGCAGCATCCAACCTGGGAACGCTTGACCTCGACACGTTACGAGAGGCAAGGCCCGACCTGGATATCCGGGTACGGCCCAACCATGGAGAGGATACCATGAACGAAGCGCAAATCGAATCCCTCACCAAACAACTGAGGGAAGCGACGGAGCGCATCCTGACTTTGGAATCGGCGCAACGAGACCATGCGGTCGAGTTGGGGAAAGTCACCGAGGACCGGGATGCGTTCAAGGCGCGTGTCGAGGAAGCCGACAAGACGGCTGGGATTGCGGAAACGCAGAAGCAGGTCGGGGCCATGCTCACCGAGAGCAAACTGCCCGACGTTGTGAAAGCGCGTATCGTAGGTCAGTTCAACGAGTCGGCAACCTTTGACGCCGCCCTAGTCACCAAGGCCATCGAGTGCGAGAGGACGTACCTGGCGTCTCTGCAAGAGGCCGGGAGCGTGCGCGGGCTCGGGCCGTCTGGCGACGGAGAGGGCGACGACGGGGAACCCGAAGGGACGGACGAACTCATGGAAGCCATGACGAAATCCTACCAGATGCAACACCCCGGCATTTCGCTCGAAGAGGCCAAACAGAAGGCAACCCTGGCGGTCGGATAAGACGCCGGCGCGGAAGTTGTGAGTGGGACAACCTAAGAAGGAACCAATACGATGGCGTATTCTGAAGACGCATACACCGCAGGGGCGGCGGTCGGGG